AAGATCGACCTTGCAGCGAGCGTCCCCAAGCTCAGCCCGACACACCGGACCGTAGGTCTCCATTGTGGTCTGAGCGAGGAACTGACTCAGCCCGCGAAGCTCGCCCTTCATCAGGCTCTGAGCGAAAGCTCGAACGTTTCCGATGATCCCCCGCTTGACGACGATCCCGCTGTTGGCCGGATTTCTCCAGTTCACCATGAACAGGGCGAACCACACGTTATCGAGTTCGCCGCTCAGGATCTGCTGTTCAGTGACTCCCGCAGCATCCAGGAGCGCATCGACCTCCATGTTGGAGACCGCAAGATCGGACGAGGTTTGCAGAGCGGAAGACTGGAAGGGAACGGTGTTGCTCTCGTATGTCCCGTTCAACCCGTACTCGTCAGACGACAGGCTTACTTCGATCGGTGCGTCGTGGCTGGTCTGCCGAAGGATCTCGTCGCCCTTCTCGAACATCCAGCAGACAGCCCAGGTCGTGCAGACCTCTTGTGTGTGGGCCTGGTCCTCTGCCGTAAGCGTGAGCATCAGGGATTCCGAAGCTCGACGAGGACGAAGCTGGTTCCGTGAATCGTCTCCTGCATGAGCGTGATGGGAAGCTCTGAGCCCTCAAAACGAACGGGCACGTCGAATTCCCCGCCCCAAGTGGTGGGCACTCCAGAGAACCCGACGCCAGGCGTCAGGATTCCGGTCGTGTAGTCGATCGACCAAGTACCAGAGAGTTGCTCCGTGCCGGCGCCATTCGCGACGCGGATAGTTCCGCTCACCGGCTTCAGGATGATTCGCTCTTGGGTTCGCCCACCGACCGTGTACTCCTTGATCAGTTGGTACCCGGCAGGAGATCCAGCCGCGGGAGTGAAAGGCTGATCAAGCGGAGTCGGCTCGTTCTGAACCCGGCAAGACTTGTAGTCCGCGTAGTCAATCCATCGAAAGCCGCATTCCATGCCGCCCATGGCGTGCCACCACTCAAGGACCGTCTGAACCTCATCCACCGCTCGAGGATCGACGCTCACGTTGTAACGATGAAGGGGGTATTGCCAGAATCGGTTACGCCGTTCGGCCCCACTCATCATGCGGGCGACGCTGACGTTATACGCAGGTGCGCTCTGAACCCCGAGAGACGGGCAGATCGGGAACTGCTGCTCAATGAAGCTCATCGGTTACGTGCCTGAGACCGCTGGGCACCGCTCAGAGCGGCAGAGGAAATCTGATCGAGGGTCTGCCGGTTGACGGTTCCAGTTGGAGCTGTGATCGGGACGGTGATGTAGAAATTGCTTTCCGACTTCCCCATCCACTCGTCCCGCGGGTAGAACGTCCCCGCCCTGTCGGGGATGAACATCTCGGGCTGAGCGCCGGTTCCGATCAGCAACGGCTCGCCCCCAGGCCTCCATCCGCCCGTGTCCGCCGTCCCGATGTTTGCGGCCTCGTAAGTCCCCGTGCTGCTCGTCCCAAATCCCCCGAAGAGACTGGAGACCCCGGAACCAATGCTGCCCAGCAGACCGCCCCAGTCGAAGCCACCGCCCTTTGCGCCCATCCCGAGGGAGTCGAAGATCTTAGCTGCCGCCGCCTCTGCGGCCATCCTCTGCAAGACGTCAGCGAAGTCCGACAGCATCCCGTCCAGACCTTTGGAGAAAGGATCGAAGAGGAAGTCAGCGAAGGCGTCCTGCATGTTGCGAGCCGCTTCCTTGGCGAACTCGCTCATTTCGTCGGTCGTTTTCTTCGCTTTCTTGTTGATCTCGTCAAAGCCGTCCTGCGCCTGCTTAACGGCGCGGGTGTAGGTGTCGCCGTCGATCAGGGGCTTGCCATCAATGAACGTGTTGCGGAGCTGATTGAGGCGTTCGAGTTCTTTGTTCAGGTTCTCCAGAGGCGTGCGAGTTGCGTCATAGATCGCAGCGGCTTCCTTCAGAAGATCATTCTTCGCCCTTTCGATTCGCTCGACTTCTTCTGCGATGGCCCGGGCCGACTCGAGGCTGGCCGAATACTCGTCAATCTTCTTCTTCGCTTTCTTGGCTTCGTCTCCTGCCTCTGTGAATCCGAGCTTCTTATTGCTGTCCCGCATGCTCTTGGCGGAGATCCCGACCTCTTGAGCCGCACCATGCCAAGTTGCTGCGATTCCCTCGCCGATGTCCTTGACGTCTCCGTACATCGAGAGCGCCATCTCGTTGTAAACCGCCAACGCGCGCTTGAAGTCGCCCTGAAGTGCCGTGACGATCACTGCTGCGAAACCGCCGACCGCCTTCCCCACAAGCTGGACAGTGTTACCAACGATGATCGCCGCGGAGGCCACGCCCTTAAACGCGATCGCCAGGCCATCCATGACGGCGGTAAGCGCCGAACTCTCCGTAGCAGCGTCGGCCGCAAGGTTCGCGAGCCCGTTAAGCGTGGGAAGAAGTTTCTGGACGACGCCCTGGGCCGCGCCTCCGACGGCCCCCTTTAGTCGATCCATGGTGTCGTTGAATTCGTCCGCAGCCTTTGCTGCGTCCGAACTGATCACGAGGCCGAGGCGTTCAGCCTCCGCTGTCAGAGCCTCAATGCCAGCCTTCCCCTCGTTGAGGAACGGCAAAAGCTCCGCGCCGGACTTCCCGAAGATCGCCTGAGCAGCAGCGGTCTTTTCGGCACTGTCGCCGTACTTGGAGAAGGCCTCGGCCGTCTCGAGCAGCAACTGATCAATATCTTTGAGGGAACCGTCCGCTCCCTTGACCGAGACACCGAGAGCCTTGAAGGCATTGGCAGCCGTGCCAGTCCCGTCCGCCGCATCCACGGCAGTCTTGGACAGTTTGGTAAGGCTGGTCTGGAACGTGGCGGTTTCGACGCCTGCCTGCTTGGCGGCGTACTGGAGGCCTGAAAAGACCTCCGTGCTCAGGCCGACGACCTGAGATGCGCGATTCACCTCATCGGCCATGTCGATCGTGGCCTTGGCGAACTGCGTGATTGCCCCCACAGAGAAGGCGCCAGCGAAGCCCGCAGCGAATCCGCTAAACGCCGACTTCACCCTACCGACTGCAGACTTCACCCCCTTCTCGAAGGTGTCGATCTTGCGCGTTGCGCTCTGCAATTCCTTCGTGAGCTGGGCGCTTTGGGCCTCGAGCCGCACCACTAATTTCGCGAGATCGGTCACTTGGGCTTCCTTTTCGCAGACGCTTTCAACGCAGCCAGTGCCTTCACCGTCCCTGCCCGACGTTCAGCCCGGGCGGTTTCGGCGTCACGCAACATGAAGTCTTTGAAGGTCGGAGCCGGCTTGCCACGGCGTACACGAGGAGCGCGAATCTCCGCGGCGATAATCCCAGCGTGCTGGTTGTCTCGCAGCGTTCCCCACGGCTCGACGCGGTAGTACCGATACCAGTCGTCAAGCTCGCGGGCGCTCATGCACTCTTCGATCTCCGTGACCGTCCTTCCAAGGCCCAGCGCGAGGCGATGAAGGAACAGCCGGTCAGCGGCTAGGCGTTTCCCGGTTCGTCCTTCGAATCGAGCCCGGAGACCTTGATTACCGCCTTGGCGAGCGAGTCCACCAATTCGGGAGAAAGCTCGGCCAGTTCGCCAACCTGTGACTCGGTGAACAGGGGATTCCCTGCCTCGTCCAGCGCACACATGGCGACCAGAAGCGGAGAGCTTCCCATCGGATCGACCTTCGAGGCTTCAGCAAATCGCTTGCGCTGCGCCACCGACAGTTCCCGAACCTTCACCTGGACGTCGCGCACGGTCACCACCTCCGTGCGCAGCGCCCCAGCCTTCAACAGCTCCGCGGCGTTCTTGATCACGGGGAGATCGTGACCTCGCCGGAGATCTTGACCGTGAAGCTGATGGTGTTCTTGGAGTCCACGGAAGGATTCAGAACCCAGCTCAGCGGGGTGCCGGCAAAGGACATGATGGTCGTCGGCGAACCGTCCTCGATCACAAGACGATAGTTCTTGTTCGTCTTGGCCTTCACGTCATTGATCATGAGGCGCGAGAGCGAGTTGCTTGTGCCGTAGTTCGACTCGATGCTCATTTCTTCGCCGTCAGCCAGTCCGCCAATGTATTCGCGGAACCCGCCGCTGCAGAACGTGGTGACGTCCTCCAGAGCATTGGCCTCGCCTACGCCCGTGATGCTGAAGACCTCACACACGCGGTCGTACTGACCCGGCGTGCTGCCTTCACGCTCGAAAAAGATGTTGCCGATGAAGGCTTCGCTCATTGCCGTGCTCCAATAAAAAACCCCCTTTCGGGGGCGGTGGTGAAACAGGTTGGCTAGAAGGTCTCTTCGTGCCAGATGTCGAAACTGAGGGAAACTCGAAACAGGCCAGGCTCAAGGTCCAGAAGGTCGAAGTCTCCGGTCAGAGCTACGTCCTTGACCTCCACGCCGCCCATAGAACCGCGGTAGTCGGTCAGGGCTGTCCGTACAGCCTGAGCCAATTCCTCAGCTGCTGCGCTAGTTCTGGCGTAGCAGTCGATCGAAAACGTGCTCCGGGTGACCGGGCCGGAACCGCAGAAGGTCTTGTCCCTCTCTGCGCTCTGACGGCTCCAGACCACGCAGGGACGCTTAGAAGCGGCATCGAATACCTGATCCGGGATGACTTCCGGGTAAGACCTGTCGCCTGCAATGGCCGTGATCCCAGGAGCTGCCTGTAGAAAGCCAGCCAGCGCGGTCTTGATGCTCATGCCGCGGACCTCTTGGCGATCTTCTCAATGCGCACTCGCATGGCGTCGGACAGCGCCTGTAACGCGTCGTCCTTCTTTGCCTCGAACGCCGGGACTAGCCACGGCGTCCTCGGGATCTTGGACGTCCCAAGCTCGATGAACTGCAGGGCGTAGAAAGCCTCTGCACGCACGCCGAGACGGGCTGTCGCCGTTCCATCCTTTGCGCTCGTCACAACTCGCAGCGAACGGCGGGCGAAGCCAGGAGCGACCAGACGACCCTTGTACGTCTTGTGCGCCACGGAGCCCTGCGGGACTCTCGCTCTCGCCTCTTTCTGCACCACCCGCATCGCAGCGCCGGCTGACTGGCGAAGAACCTTGGCGTTCTCTTTCGGGTCGGCCAAGAGGTTCAACTTGCGATTCAACTCGGCCACACCATCCAGTGCCTTCGCCATTAGGCCTTCCTCCAGCCCTCAGCCTGACGCTCAATGCACTGCAGGAATACTTCGTGCCGGATCTCGTCTCTCGTCCGGACCCCTACGATTTCGTAGGCCTTCTCCGACTGCGGGCTTCCGGGAATACCCTGGTCCCAAGTGATCCGCATGCTCGAGCGCAGCCCGTTCTGCCAGCGGACCCGGATGAGAACGTCGAAGTTCTCCTGTTCCTGAGCCCCGCCGAAGGCCTTGATGGCTCGAGCCGGCTCTATTGCAGCGGGGACTCGATCAGCGAAAACCGTCCAGCCGTAGTCGATGCCTCCGTGAGCGTCCCGCCCTTCCGACCGCTGCCAGATGCAAATGCGGTGCCGAAGGTCGCCGATGCTCATCTTACGGTCGCTCATCGCTTGAACCGCTTCCAGAGTTCGCGGAGCTTCCGCTTCCGTTCCTCACACGACTTGCAGGCCATTAGTCGTCCCACCCGTACACACGGAAGGGATGCAGGAGCGTTTCACAAGCCGCGGGCATTGCAGTTGCCGTTTGCCGGTTCTCGTACATCTCTCCGACATGAAGCAAGATCGCGACCTTGACCATCTCGGGGACGTTCTCAGCGCCTTTCCCGGGCGATCCTTCGCCGCGATAGCCAACAGTAAACCGCACCTTCACTCGCACACCGGACTCGGACGTCAGCGCAGGCCAGGACGCAGCGCGTGCCCGATAGATCAGGCCCGGCTCCGAGTAGTCGTCAACCACGTAATCGGTGGTCGGAAGCGTCTGCTCTGCGCCGTCCTGATCTGTATACGTAATCCCAACTACGGAGATAAGCGGAGGCTTCGGGAGTTCGATCGTCGGTCCGAGGCTATACATGCCAAGTTCCCAGGTCTGGGTTACGAAAGCCCGGCGGGTGAAGCTCTCTGCGGCCTCTCTTGCCGCCTTGATGTAACGGGTGATCTCGGCGTCGTCGTCTGTGATCGTCACGCGCAGATGGCCTTTCGCTTCCTCGAGCGACACCGGCTCGACGCTAGGCGGCGTAACGAGCTTCAGCTTCCAGCCAGATGTCGTCATGGGGCGCGCCTGTCCATCCGTCTATCCACGGCCCGCCCAGCGTGAAATGCGCCAGTCTCGGTTCCGCGGGTTTCTCTTGTTCGCCCACCAGCCAATTCCACTCAGGCGGCAGGGCTCCGATCTCGTTCTCTCGCAGCCAGGCGAACCGATGCAGCAACTCGCCCGGCCACTGGTTCACCTGCGCCAAACTGATCCGGTAGTGCGCCGGGTGGTCGCAGTTCCACAACATCACGCTCGACCAGTTCTTCCGGCGATATGCGGTCTGCTCCGCTCCGCCCATCTTCTCGGCGTCGCGTGGAGTGTACTTGTGATGCACGCACATCACGGCATAGCGCCGATCAGCTAAGGCGAACAGGTCTGCTACGTCTCCCAAGGCAACCACGTCGCAGTCCACGAACAGCGCCCAGCCCGTCCGCTGAAGGAAGGGGACCAGAAACCGGGTGTTCGCGAACTCTGTGCTCTGCGGGGCATCGCTCAGGTGATCCCGCATCCGCTGCCCGTCTTTCTCGACAGGCCTCCAAAGAAGTCGCTTCTGGTACAGGCTCCGTGCGTTCAGTTCGTTGAAGGCAAGAGGGGCACTGCTTCTGTCAGCCATTGAGGCGCAGGCCACGCGGTAAGCCCGTTCTTCTCGGGCATCCCAGCCGACCCACACTT